GTCGGTTGATATAAAACCACCTCTTCCAGCAGACATCGTCCTTTTCCCATCGGTGATACTCCATCTTTGGAATAATTCTCCACAGTTTACGCTTCATGGTCAGTTTCCTTTCGCAGCGGCCCCATAAACGGGTATGAAATAGGAGATATGCAGCTCCTGTGTTCAACCTCACCATTGCCGACGTTGATATACTTGTGGGATTTTTTCAGTGTCTTTCCGCCCTTCAGCGTCGGCCACTTCCTTCGCAAACACGTTCAGGTCCATTGCTCTCCTCCTCTACCGTAATTAACTGCTTAGTTACTCCTCTATTCCAGCCAGCTCGAAGACAAAAAAGTCGTCCTTGGTATCCCTGAGAAGATAGGCAGAATCAATAGCAATGAAGCCGGGCGGCATGCCTTCGGCCGCCCAGTCCTTTCCCTTCAGTTCCTCCTCGGTCACCTTCTCGGCGCCAAGGTCGATCTTAACCACCAGTTTCATTGCTCAGCATGCTCCTTATGTCCTGCGGTCCGGACGGCTGAAGATCAACCCCGTAGACTTCACGGACCCACCGAAGAACATGCTCGATCGGCGTCTTGGTAGGCCCGTCTGCGCTCTGCTGAATCCACTCGTAGCAGATGTACTCCAGTGCTGTGGTAAAGGAATTACTCTCCGTAATTCGCTTAGCTCGCTCGATGGCGTCCATGATAATAATGGCCTCACTCTCGCTCATGCGGATCTGAATAGACGCAACCTTTGGCGCGTTCTCGTTCAGGACTCCTTCGTTAAGGTACTGCCTGACAGTCTCGTTGATCCCGTCTGCCGTAGACGATCGCGCCCGCTCCAGCCATTGTGCTGCGTTATCCTTGCTCAACACTCTGGCGATGGCCCGCATATGAGTCCATCCGATATCGGTGATATCTTCCCACTTGACCCCGCTTCTCTTGACCGCATCAGCAATACTAATCAAATACCGGGCCTTGCGGTACTTCATCCCGAGCTCCTCCTTGCAGTAGTCTTCGAGATTCTCGAATCCCCACTGCACGAAGTAAGCGTTTTCCCACGCCTCGTGCAAGAGCTTACAGAGCTCGATATACTGTGTCTCGATATTACTGGCACACTCGGTAATCTTCTTGCGGACCTGCTCTGATCGTTCAACCAACTTTCCCCCTGCCATAATTCCCTCCTAGTGTAGGCCTTTCTTAGGCTCGCCCTTCTCCACTGCGCTATCCACAGCAGCCTCAGGCTTGGTGGACTGCTCTGCTGCGGCCCTGATCTTGCGCCAGCTCTGGCTGGTTTCGTCCTCCTTCTGCTTTACCTTGGAATGTGCGACAAACCGGACCTTCTGCTGCATCCAGTTCCGGATCACATCGATCCGCTCCTTGCAGGTATCGGCCTGGGGAACAAACTTGGCAACGGCAGTCACAAGATCCTCCGTAGTCAGGTCTCGGCTGGCTTCCCAAGCATCGAACATAGCCTCCTCTACCGCAGATTCGATCTCTGCGCCAGTAAAATTGGCGCTAACAGCCACAAGCCGAGAATAATCGAAATCTTCGACTCTCTCAGGCCTCACCTTCCGAAGATGGATGCGCCAGATGTCTGCCCTTTCGACAGGGTCAGGCTCCACGACGCCCCATATTTCAGAGAACCTACCCTTCCGAAGAAGCTCCGGGGGAAGTGATTCCACGTTGTTTGCCGTGGCCACGATGAACACAGGCTTTTTATTCTCCTGCATCCAGGTGAGGATCGTGGACATAACACGGGCGGTAGTTCCAGAGTCGGTGCTTCCGGAGCTCTGTGTCCCTGCCATGGACTTCTCGATTTCCTCGATCCAAAGAACAACAGGGGCCACCGCCTCTGCCGTCTTCAAAGCAGACCGGACTGTCTGCTCGCTGGACCCGACAAGGCTCCTGAAAACCTTGCCAATATCGAACTTCAGGAGAGGAAGTTCGAGGTAATGAGAAACGCAACGTGCCGCGAGAGACTTCCCGCATCCGGGAACACCGACAAGGAGAATGCCCTTGGGAAACCGGAGACCGAACTCGGTGGCTTCAGGAGTGAAAGCGTCCTTTCTCTTACTGATCCACGACTTAAGCTCTGAGAATCCTCCAAGGTCATCCATGGATTCCTTTACATGAATGAACTCGAGAACATCACTTCTCTTGATTGCCTGCTCCTTCTCAACCTGAACAACAGCCGGATCGACCTTCTTTCGGAGAACGATGCTCAAGGCGATGGCGTTTTCCCCCTGCATCTCCGTCATACCAACGGCAGACTTGGCCGACATCTCGATATGACGATCAGTAGTAGGGGTGGTAATGCTGGTCTTGTACGCGTCCGACAGGACCTTGAAGTTCGTCTTGAACTTATCGGCATTCGGAAGATCGAGGTCGTAGACGGTAATAGTATTCTGGAGTTCAGGGGGAATGTCCAGATGTGCGCCTACCAGAATCAAGTGTGTTCCGGAAAGGCGGGCCTTATATGAGGCATCCTTCAAGCTCTGAATGACAATAAACGAATTTTGAAGAAGCTGCCTGACATTATGGAAAACGATCAGGTGAGCGTTCTGCTGATTTCCGGCATACTGGATCGCGCTGGCCAGGTCCTCAACGATGGGATCGCCGACCGTGGGAATTTCCAAAGACCGCTCGGGGGCAAGACGAAGACCCGTAGTGGACCGCCATTCCCCGTATCGGATGGAATTCCTCATGGACTCGATCTTATTGATCGACTCCTTCACGAGTTGAACCGCCCGATGATCCTCCTCGGTACGGATATACAGGAGAGAATACCCGGCCTTCAGGTAGGCATCAAAGGTAATATCCTTGACAGGCTCTCCCACGATGGGATCTTCGGATGCAGAAACATCGGCATCTTGTTTCTGACGACCGCGCCTGGAAGGCTTGCTCGAACTGAGCGCCTCCTGCAGGCTTACTGCTTTCTTCTCTTTTTCTCCTTTCAAGAACTCCATTACTTACCTCCTGTCGACTTTTTTATGAGAACCTCAGCCTCGATCAGCCTATCGAGAATGGCCTCAATAGACTGGGCCTCATTCCGCATTTCGTCGGCATCCATCCTTTTCGTATCGTAATACAGCCGACGGCAAACCCGCTGTAATCCCCTAACCTCATCTGCGTGAATGTAGTAATACTCACCTGTGATCTGTGTTCTCGGCCCGATACCCATAGTCTCCTCCTTATTATCTGCCACAGATCATATCACAAGTAAAAGTTTTTGTCAAGTCTCAATTTGAAGGCTTATACAGAGGATTCAATTTCAGCGTGGCCTTTATAACTTCCAGTTCGTAACTAAGCGGTGCCTTTCCGAAAGACCACTCGTAAATCCCGTGCGCGAGGCGTGCCGCACAATAGGCGTCGGCCTCGTTGTCGTCATTCACATCCACTCCCCACTTCTTAAAGACAGACTTGATAATCACGTTCTTCTCTGCCTTCGCCGCCCCGGTACAGTACTTCTTAAGCATCTGGGGGCTGGCGATAAGAAGCCGGGAAGGGTCGATGTTGCACTCATAGAGAAGCCGCCACTTGATAATCCCGGTCAGCTCGGCGATAGCAGACATCTTGAACTGCTTGCTGTACGCAAAGTTCTCAACCATAACCCAGTCATCCGGGGCCGGCCGATATTTTGAAAGAAGCTCATTGCAGATAATGTCACACCTCTCTATGGGATGAACCGTTGTCTTATGGGGTTTCGACTGAATCAGGAACGTCTGGTATATAGACGGACTCCGGTGTATTATCGCGTACCCTGTCCCTGTCAGACTGATGTCCAATCCTATAAAATTCATTGTCTCCCCTTTCTATCTTTGTCTGCCCGCGGTTATAGAGGGTGGAGCATGCTGAGCACTGGGCGCAGCTCCTAGCCCTCGTTCCTGTAAAAGCGGTCCCGAGACAGACATTGATGGGCGGGGGGAGAATCCCCTCGTCCACCCCTCTCGTAAAGTACTCGGCCTTAGCCTGGAGAGCATTGCACAGGGTCTGATTTGGCCGAACCGCAAAGGTCTTCACGGGGGCCCGAACATTGAATATCTTGGTGAAGTAAAACAGGTACCCGCAAGACGTGTCGATAGGAACCGGAAGCTTCTTCTCCTCGGGAACAAACTGATAAAAGAACATGTACCCTACGAGCTGGGCAACATCTTTACCAGCAGGAGCGAGAACCTCTTTGCCGGTAGTCTTGATGTCCCCGAACCGATAGACGTTCTGAGACATCCTGAGAATGGCGTCGAGCTTCATGACCACTCGATACGGCTTTTCCATCCGGCACATCCACTCCTCGTACTGCGTTGCCGCCGGAAGAGCATTACAGACCTCGCACGGCTCTGTAGGACGAACACCAAATCTCCTGATGTTATTGCAGGCTAGGCATCTCCAGTACCCTAAGAGCCTTTCTCCGAAATACACAGGACTGTTCTGAATCCAGTGATGGAGCGAGGATCCCATATCCATCATACACACGGTTGAAAAATGGTGGGTGTCCATACGAGGGTTATCTGTCAGATGGCCGATGACCCACTCTCGAGGACACAGATCGTCAACCTCGGAAAGACGCATATACAGATACCTTCTCTCCGTTCTCCGAGGCTTGGTTTCCAATAGGTTGTTGGTCAGGTGGACCGGGTCGCTAATCTGGTCAACAGCCAGTGGCTCGACCCGCTCCACTCTGACCAATCGGGTATTTTCCTTGATAAACTTCATAGATGACTCGCCTTTGCCATATTGTCTGCTGAAATCCTGTACTTCCTGCGGAAATCCTTCTCCAAGTATGCGGGGAGAAGGAGTACTCGGTGACCCGCCGAGAGCGCCATCTTAAGCTTCTTTTTTGACGCTGAAAGCCACATCCCCTTAGTCTCCACGAAGACGCCTTTGTCAAGGAGATAAAAGTCGGGGGTATACGTAGGACCGTTCAGATCTATAGTATACCCCTCGTATTCGAACCTGATACCCTCTTCAGAAAAGCATCGTGCCAGAAAGACTTCGTACCACGACCTATAAAACCCCTTTGTTATAGAATCCCATCGTTCGTGGGGCTGACTGATCGTAGAACGCCGGTATTCCGGGGCCCCTACGACCGAAGGCAGCTGCTTGACATGCTGAAGAAAGCATTCCGAGCAACAAAACACGGGATAGCCGCTGAGTATCTGGTTGCGCTTATACTGATCCACATACAGACCCTTCCCGCAAGTACAGAGCAGATTCATTACGATTCCTGTTCTTCGTTCTCTTTTGCCTTCTGGATATAGTGGTCAATGATAAACTTCTTGGCCGACAGAAACTTCTCGTTGTCGTACCAAGACTCCATGATGTCGCTCTTCAGCCTGAAAGTCTCTCCTCTGAACGACCACGGATCCCTTCCGATCAGTCCTGCGGTTTCGGCATACTGAAAAGCGGTCCGATAGTCGTTAATAGACCCCTTCACCAGTTCTCCGCCGTCAGACACGGTAGCATAGAACTCGGCTGCTCCTGAGAGGGTGAATATCTTTCTCTTATTTCCCATAGCAGCCATGGACGCCTTAAAGCGTGCGTTAACAGGAAGTTCTGTCTCTTTGTCAATATCCTCTGACTTCACCTGAGACATGCGAAAAGTGAGATGCCAATCGTGCTTCGATACAAAGCCGCCAGGTACTTCTTCCTGGGGGCCTCTGCCAAACCCTCCGATCTTTGCTCTCACCTGATTTGTCGCAATAAAGGCAACCTTATGATCTCTTTTTTTCTCCTGAATGAGGATTGTCTTGATTCGTCGAATCATTCTTGCAATGAGCCGTGCCTGGACAGCCACCATATCGTCCGCTGCAGAAGCGTCCAGTTCTGCCTGCGGGGTGAGCATGGCAAGAGAATCCAGAACCACAAGACCCACATCGTCAGCTCGAAGACACTCGGCAATAATATCTGCCGCCTGCTCTCCGGTATCAGGCTCGGCTACCGCAAATTTCTCCTTGCTGGAGTCCACCCCAAGCATCCTTGCCCAAGCAATATCAAAAAGCTCTGTACTGACCCATACCACCTTGCGGGAATCCTTCTTGGCGCATTTGCAATCCCAGAGATACTGAAAACACTTCCAACAAATGGATTGTGCTCCCGCGCACGCTCGAGTGAGAACCAATGTTTTTCCGCCGCCGGGAGGGCCATAAGGCGAGGAAGTCACTCCTACCGGAAACCCTCCTCCGATAGCATAGTCCAATGAGAATATACCTGTTGGTATCCTCGGATAGTCATGTCCGCGGGTGAATCCCGTCAGATATGTGCCCTTCCCGTATTTCCTGTCCCCTCTTGCGAGAATCTCATCCAATGTCGCCACCCTCACCCTCCTTGTTTCTTATTCCGGTACTCATTCATGGTGGCGTACTCCTTGGCCATCCGAGTATCGACCCAGTCCTTCACCTTGTCGAAAATCTGATCGATCTCCTCAGGATAGCAAGGAAAGGAGAGCATAATATCCACTCTGGCGGATTCGTAGTTCCCCAGATTGATCGTTGCCCCTGCCTTGACCGACACAACAGCAGGATGAGACAGGAAGGGCCTCACACGAATCTTCTCAGTAGAAACCTCTTCCTGCCCCAGAGCTGTTTTCGACACCTCCAGGAACGCCTCTCTCGACTCAACACACCCTGGCTTTTCTGCCGCCTCAATCTTATCTTCGTCCATTGGAACCTCCTTACGGTCTTTGCCAGTTCTCAGAGAGAAACTTCTTGACCATGTCCTTATCCCACTGCTTGGACTTGAAATTCTTGATGGCTATTCCGAGCAGATCAATCTGATCGGAGGTGTAAAGGCGCCAGCCACGGCTATCTGTGTAGGAGGTTTTAGGAATCAGTCCGTTCTTCTCCCATGCCCGAATCATCTCGGGACTCCTTCCCATGACGCCGGCCGCATACTGAATGGAAAACAGGGGGACACCATCCTTCCTCTTGACGGTATACCCCGCATGCTTGTCCACACTGGAATAAAGGGTCCTGTACCGTGTCCGGGCAGCGTCCTGAAGGCCCTTCCGATGAGCCTCGTCTTCCCAGTACCGCTCGCGCCGCCTTCGGTTAATCTCCGCCTTCTTCTTGGCGTAGTACTGACGGTTGTATTCCCTTTTTTCAGCTTCGGTCTTCATCTAAAGCTCACCCCCTTCATACTCAATTTCTGCACGGTGCAGTTCTTTCGTGCATAGAAGGAAGACCTCGCCCGATTCCAGTTTTCCGCGTCCTTATATCCCACATCAAGAATATCCACGACAACAGGCTCTATCTCGGGACCGATCCTGCAAATCCGTCCGATAGCCTGCTCCACGTCAGCCAGTGGAGTAGCAAATAGAAGTGCACGAAGGGTAGGAATGTCCGTGCCGAGAGACATCATGGATGTCGTAGCGACGATAACAGGACACTCTTCGGAAATCCTGTCCCTTTCGGAATCACTGGTCTTGCTGATATACACGCCGACATCCTCGGGAGAAAGTCCGTACTTTCCCACCAACAAGTCTCTTATTTCCATAACATGAGGTATCCTCTCTGAGAGGATCAGGGTTCTGCGCCCAGAGTCCACCAAATCCCGGACAAAGGACGCTATCATTGCCGTTCTGTTCTTGTTCCTTGAAAGTCTCTTAATGATAAACCCTCGTCGATTGATCTTATCCATTATGCCCTCAGGAACAAATGCCGTTCCGTCCTCGTACTCAACAGAGATGACACGAGGAACAGGATTATCGCTGAATTCCTGAGTCACTACCTGCTTGCCAAGATGATCGTAGAACGCCCTGATAAGGCCGTCCTGCCTCCTTAGGGTAGCTGTGCATCCGATACGTCTCTGGGCTGGAAACATGCCTCCAACCCGAGAAAAATACTGTGCTCCGAGCTTATGCAGCTCATCAAAGATGACAAGGCCGAAATACCTTTTGAATTCCTCTGGATACTTGTCCTTGCACAGACTGTGAATCATGCCAACCACAATATCCTTGCCCTCAAACTCACAGGTATCCTGTCGAACAACACCGATCCTCTCCTCAGGGATGTTAGTGAACTTCTTGATCTTTGCGATCCATCCATTCTTTCCTTCCAAAAGGTCAGTCTTCGGCACGATGACAAGCGCTGTTCGCTTGATATAGGTAGCCCAGATATACAGGTTGATGACAGTCTTTCCCGATCCTGTTCCGGCGTGAATGATAAAATCATCTACTCCGCTCGAAAGAAGGGTACGGGCCTTTTCGACAACAGGCACCTGATAGGGTCTGAGCTCCTGTGTGAATCGAACATCCACGGGATGCCCCGCTATCCTCAGATCTTCGAGATCCGCGACAGGAAATGGGAGAATCTCCTTGGAATGCCGAGGCAGTCCAATTCGATTGTCGTCTTCCCTGAAGATCTCAAGAGGCAAAAGATTGTCGAACCGAGGAATCAGCGTAAACTTCTGGCGCAGATACTCGAGATCGAGCCCATCCTTCGGGAGCCAGAGGCAATCAGAGTATTCGGCCTTGTCAACGTACATTAGAGTAGCTCTTTTAAGGACCTGTTTTCTTTCGAAGGCGCATCCTTGCGCTCAAACGGGTTACGGGCCTCCTTGCCGGGAAGGGGGTCCTTGATATTCTCCTTGGAGCCGACAGGATCGGCCATGCCTAGTGCCTTCCTGAGTTCCGCAGGAGTCTTGGGTTTGAAAATCTCCTCGTAATTAAACGGCCTCAACCACTCGTCGGGATCGGTCCCGGGAGGGCAAAGCTCCTTCAGCTCCTCGGGATTGACACGACCAACAAACTCGAAGTCCTCTCCGGTGCTGCACTCCTTCTCCGTAAATCTGGAAATCTCGAACATGCAATACCGAAGATCGCCGTCCCTCCGCTCTTTCTGCTTGAGAACCTTATTCCGGGCACCGGCCTTAAGAACAATGATCTTCTTTCTGGCCTTCACGTCATTGCCCTTCTTATCCTTGTAGGTGGAATGGTCGATGATCGTGAACGCGGCAACGTATGCGTACTTACGACCATCCTCGCAGGGAGGACACTCCTCGCCCAGATCGGAAAGACAGGTTTCCCAGTTCAACCATGAGCCATTCAGATACAGCTGATGCTCTCTGAAGAAGAAGCCTTCCGAATCGAGGAAGGTGACCTTCGCACTCTTGTTCGGCGCAAGCCAGAACCGGTTACGGCTGGGATTCTGCGAAGCCTGGGCCCGAGCCTTTGCTGCTGCTTCTTCCTCCACCGACCGGGCCTTTCCTTCATCACCCTTCTTGTACCAAGACATAGTCTTATCTCCTGATTGAGAATTTTTCGGGATACTCGATGCTCTGCTTTTCACCTCCTTTCACTCCGATCCGGATGGCATTCAAGAGAACGGCATCCCATTCCTCTCTTGAATCAAGATCACCGGCATCGTTCTTTCCAACCACAGCCCAATCAAGAAAATCCACCACTGCACTTGAGTGCACATGCTCCGCGACTACCTTTGCGTAGTGGTTCCCCTGATCGTCTGCATCGAACCCAAGAAGATACCTCGATGCACTCAATCTGGAAAGTTTATCCTCTCCGATCGGTCCGCACGAGGCCATAACATTACCTACGCCAAGAGTTCTAAGCCGAAGAACGTCAGTCTCCGACTCCACTAAAATCACAGGCTGACTGAAATCAACAAACTCGATACCGTACCAGAAATCCTGCCTTCCCCACCGAAGCCCCTGATAGCCTAAGACAGTCGGTGTAAGGTAATAGAAAATCTTCTCCTTTATGGATCGGAAGTGCATAAGATAGACCTTCATATCCACATCACGGATACAGAAAATAAGTCCGTCATTTCTGCTATCCCGGCGAACACGGTAGGCATGGGCAACTCCGAGATCAATGCCCCTTCCCTGAAGGTACTGGGCCGTTTGGTTATCGTCTTTTTCCTGAATAACGGGGTAGTTCTGAAGGATAAGATTGGGAACCTGCCTCGGTGCTTCTTTCTGGACAGGTTGAGAATATATCTCCGTGAACTCCGGAGTTCTGTCCTCATCAACAAATATCTCCTTCAGAGATAGCCAATCGCTTGCCTGGGGGTTATAGCCAATAAGCCAAGTAATCCTGTGCATGAGGCCCTGAAGGGACCCGTGCCCGCACACAAAACAATTATAGCAGGATTCGCCCTTGTCGTTCACTTTTATACCAAAACTTGGACGACGATCCTCGCCCTTTTGGTGGGTCCGTACAGCCAGTGGACAGGAAGCCTGCACCCAATCAGATCCAGAAGTGTCGATATTTCCGGCCCTTAGAAGCCTGAGAAACTGAATGATGTCCCCTCTTCGCATAAAACACCCCGTATTCTGAAGGAATCATACCACAAACAAAAACTTTTGTCAACGATTTTTACCCCAGCGTCAGCGGAAGGGTGGTCCTTTCTGCCTCAATTATCGCTTGGAGATAAATCGAAGCGATCTCCCTCACATGATCGGAGGCTTCGGGGTTCTCGACCAGACGCTGTGCTTCCTCTTTCATGTTAGGAATCGAGACCTTTGACCATTCGGAAATGGGCTTGTCGAACTTGCTGTGCAGCCCTACGGACACGTTCGGCGTAAACCGAAGGATATTCGGACAGCCCCCGATAATCGCCACTTCCTCGAGAAACCGGTGGTACCACTCCGCACTACAAAGTGGAAAATCGTTCTCTTCGCCGCCAACAAACAGCGAGTACCCCATATTACCCCCTACTTAGGCCCCGAACGGGCAGATTTCCGCGCCTCGGGGTCTGAAACTCGGTCTGGATAGGTTCGTAGATAGGTTTCCCTTTCACCAAGGCAGAAATTACGTTCTCCCGAACGTCATCAGGGATGACCAGCTGACCGTTCTTGTCCTCGTACACCTGACCAACAAACTGCATGGATCCGATACGGTACCCTCCGTATCCGGGCTTGTAGTAGAGATCAGTCTTCCCTTCGGAGTCGTGAATCAGGAAGAATGTAAAGATGTCGGCCTGGTTCTCGAGAGTCCACTGATCCTTCAGCTCCATGGCCCGGGGTCCCATCTTTACTTTTGTCTCGTCATGCACCCTCTCCGCCCTCCAGGTCTTGACCTCAAGACCGATCGGTCGGATATTCCCCAAAACACCCTTTTCAGCGACCAGATCGACGGGATATTTATGAGGGGTATCCTGTACCCCGAGTATAGCCTTCATAATCTGCTCTCCCTTCAGTCCCAGCTGCATATTGGTCATATTCACGGCCTGCCGGGATAGACACTCCCTGCGAAGCTCCTTCAGGCTCAGGCATACCGAGATATATTCTCGGATGATGGCATCTCCCCATACCTTCGGTATCCTGTATTGGTGGCGAAAGTTCTGGATGTCCGAGCTGGACACCTTATGAGGTCCTTGCCTGGTTCCGACCAGGTAGCACCTGCAGCGGGAATGAAACGGAGGAAGAAAACTGCTTCCGTCTACGGTTCCATCTTCTCTTATCCTCGGCCAAGGAAAAGAATTAGCCGCCTCCTCTGCGCCCAGGGCGATCATAGCGTTCTTCTGACTCTGCCCCTCTTCGATGCTGACCTCGGTTCCGTCGATAGCCAAACACACCTCGCAGGTCTTTCTGTCCCTCATGGAGATAATAGTGTACGTCAGATACCCTAGCTCTTTCATAGTATCCAGCATACCCCACACGGAGGCGGTAGCGGTGTCGAAATCAGAAATAGCGTCCCAGTATCCATCAGCCTGGACAAACTTCTTATACCTCTCTCCGATCTTCCTCATGCGGGCCTTGTCCAGGACCCCTTCTTGGAGCTGACGCTGAAGACGCTCGGTCTCTGGAACGATGAAGCGATCGAAATAGGCCCCTTGCGTCTGAGAGAACCACCGCCCGAGGGTATTTCGGATGCTGCGAGCCTGAGAACCAGTCATCTCGGTCAGTTGCTCGACCAAGACATCGACATCAGCCTTTCTCTTGGCGTTCCCGTACACGACATGCTGAATGCCGTCCTTGTACGAATGATTGATGTACTCGTCGAATCGGGGGAATGCCGCCTCAATAAAGGAGGTAGTGCACCTATCCCTGTGATAGTTCAGCATCCTCTTAGGAAAGGTAGGATCCCGAACGCCTTCGGTCTCTATCCACAGATCCATGTCTTCGGAGAACGGGGAAATGCGCTTACGCCACTCCGTCTTCAGAATCTGAGACAGGATAAGCCCCTCTCCTACCATCTTCATGAGGCAGCCGGCGGCAAGACGGGCCAGCAGTTCCCTTTCAAGATCGAGACGCATCACTTCCACTCCCCTTCTCTTGGCTGCCCAACAGCAATCTGGGGACCCTTCACCTTCTGCCGGCGCCGAAGCAGATCAACCTTGAAAAGCGGATCGTTCGGTTCCACCATTTTCTCGAAGCTGTCGACTATAGGAGTTTCCGAGTTGTCCACAAGATTGTATATTGGTTCTAATACGAGCGGTCCTCTCGAAGACATGACGCACCTCCCCTTCACCAGTCAGCCTTACTCGAAGATACTCGAGTGCGCGTTTCTTGTAGGCTATTATATTGCATGTTGTACAGCTGAACATGAGTGCAATGTCGCTTAGAGATATGCCATAAAAGTAGTACAGCCTTATAACCGTCCTTGCGGTGGTTGGCAGCTCGTCAACCGCCTTCTCTAGAATCTGTCTCAGCTCCTTCGTATGAAGGATCTTGAATGGATGGTCTCCAGACTCTACATTCTTCAATAAATCTTGAGCAATCTCACTATCCTGGCAACCAGGAATCCTGTACAGCTCCCTAAGCTCATCCGTAATCTGCCCGATAATCCTGTGATAGGCAAATGTCTTAAACGTGCTCTTTGTCTCGTGATCTGGATTCCATCGGTCTGCCGCATCGATCAAGCCAATATAACCGACACTCTCAAGATCCTCCCGAGACATCATTGTTTCCGGAACCCATAAGAAGTGTTTCCTTACAAGGTGAGAAACAAGATACATGTGTCCCACGATAAGCTCTTCCTTCGACATTGCCCCTTCCAGGCCCCCTACCTGGGAAATTATATTCGTCATCCGCCTGATTTGCAGGCAAATGCACGTGCCCTTTCATAGATGGGACGAAGGCGTATGTAATACATAGATGTTTCGTGGGTTTCCGCATTGGTGCGGACCACGATCATCTGTTCGTCCTCTCCCGGCATCCGAATATCCGGATCGTCCTTGTATACCTTCTCGATGGCCTCCTCCATTATCTTCTCGTCGATATGCAAGGAGCTGTCTAGACTAAGTATCTTGCTCATCATAGTATCCTTCTGAAGAATGAATCTTGAAACCACCTGCAATCTTGGTTCTTGTTGATCTCCTCCGGTCGGCGAGACAGAAAGTACTTGACTCCCGTGGATTTCGTCTGCATCTTCCTCCGGTTCTGAGGGGCCGTACAGCTATAGTCCACCCCACCGGTATCCGGCTTCGTATAGTACTTACATTCTGTGCAGAGCACGACTCTCATCTTTCCTGAACTCGAGTGCAGTCGGCTGTATTCTTTGGAATAGTCTACTGGCTATTCTCCTGTAGTAGTATATGTATATCTGGCCTATTAGGCCACATGCATCTGGCCTGAGAGGACACATGCATCTGGCCTATTAGGCCACATGCATCTGGCCTGAGAGGCCAGATGGGAAATCATTGAGCTTTTAGCTTCTGATGAATCTGACCTCTGCACGAGTATTTTCATCTTCCTTTTCAGTATACGGAGTCCTGGAGAATTTCAGTACGCCTCGCTCTATCCGTATGAGGTACTCCCCTTTACTGGCGTCTGCTGCGTATGCCTGTCCGGGCTGTAGGGTAGCCAGCACCTCACTGAGTCCTTTCGGTCCCCTTACTGCCACCGTCGGGCTAGGGCCCAGCAACTCCACCGTTATCTTATCCCCAACAATCTTCAGCAGCACCATCACAGCCTCGGTATCTTGATGCTCTGTTCGGATTCCACCACCATGGTGGTATTCCGGATTTCAGTGCCCGGATAACCATATCCCTGGTACCACGGCTCTCGTTTATGTTATGGTGGAAGGCAATCACACAGTCGGGCTTCCCCTCATCCAGCATGCGCTGGTTCCTCTTAGGCCCCGCTCCTCTGCCGTATCTGTCCCACTCCGCCTTAAATTCTCTCACTTTGAGTCCTAGGTCATGAGCCACATTATCGGCAATGAAATCCGCCCCAGGAGCCCCGCCGTGAATGATAGTTACTCCTTTGTCAAACACAGCCAGCACCTTCTTAATGATTGCCTTCCCTCTCCAGTTCCTATCCCCGCATATCAGGACTGCTCCCATACGACCTCCTTCAATCGGGTATAGTTTATCGTGTACCATTTTGTTCTGTTCATTGGGGTGGGTCCGAGCCACCGGTACTCAAGGATACCCATGCACTCAAGTTCAGCAATCGCCCGTCGCACAGTCCGGAGAGACATAAATGGCAACTGGGCTTGCCAGCCTTCGTAGGTGTTATAGACCCATCGCCTGCCGAAGAACTGGTGCTTTGAGCGCTGGACCCAGTAATCAATCTGACCGAGGACGATAGCTTCGTAGAGTCCGATTTTTGTGGCCCACTCGACATGGATGATCCTAACCCCACTTTCCCCTTGACTTTGTTCCCTATTTTGTGTTGTCATTCAGTCTGTCCAAGTCCTTTCGCAGCCCTCCTGCGGAAGGGCGCTTCCCCCGTGTTCCTCTCTTCTGCGAGAGCCCCCGTTCACCCCGTTCGGGGGCTTTCTCTTCCATCAGCCGAATCAGCACATCTCCATGACAGGGCTTAGGATGGCACCAGCAACCTAGAACCTTACCTTCAAGCTCGTGGAGGGAATCCATAAGCTCGGGCGTGGATCGGACGTAGGCTTCGTACAGCAGTAGCACTTGGTCCCTCTCTCCATCTACCCCGATAATGTATGGATTCCCCCACTTGCTCGGTCTTCCTATATACACATCGAAGGGCTCCTTCTTGCAGTGGACGACTCGGGTCATTTCACGATCTCCGTTTCTTACGTCTTGCGTACCATGCATTCCTTGATAGCCTCATTACTCATGCTCCTCTGGCCTAAATTCTATCCTCCCTCCCATCGTTGCATCGGACAGTTTCGCCGCTTCGTCTCTCTGATCCGCAAGCTTTCTGAGGGTGTTTCTCAAGTGAGAGAGGGCAAGATACATCTTTGCCGCCTGCTCGTCGTTCTCAATGCTCCCTAAAGCATCGGTCAGCGGCTCCGTTATGGACTGAATCTCCTCCACTCCAGAGAGCTGGCCGAGGTTTGCAAGGGCCATAACCAGTGCAACCGGATAGTCCGCCCACGGGGCCTTATCCTTCCCTTCGTACACGGTAAGATCGAGTCCGAGAACATTGTTAGCCACCCGGATGCCTTCATTGATAGTAAACACTCCCCACTTCGAGAAAGTGTCGAAAGCAGATATGACGTCCTGTCCGGTTACCAGCCTCGGGCCTTTGCTCCTGTACCGCCATACGGTGGCTCCAAGTGCAGGCATGAGCAGGATGTTGATAATCTCATCGAAGTTAAACCGCTCGGGAACGAACACCTGCTCCTCTGTCACCATCTTTGCGGAGTCCGCGGTTGCTTTCGCATAGGTCTCCGCCATTCCGAGGTAAAGCGGGGGTAGTCGGAAGGATGCTCTAACCCGCTTCTCCCCCTTCTCGACGTAGTTCGTGAACATGGCGTCCTCTTTCCTCGCCATGGACATTTCCTTTACATCGACCTTCGCGGTATTTTTCTCATCGACTCCCCCTTCGCCCTGAGACTCAAGAATGACAACCTTGTTGAAGTTCTCTGTGCCTCTTTTCTGCATCAGGATGTCCATGACGTCCTGTACTGACTCACTGGTCAGCGACCCTCCTGACACCAGGATGAACAGCGGGGGGACTACCTGGTTCTCGAACAGGTCCCAGTTCACGAAGTCGCTGGCGTGCATGCCCATCGCATTCAGGACATTACCAATCCACCGAGGGATTCCATAGGTGTCGTTTCCTATCTTCAGATGGATCAGCTCTGAGGCCTCTTGCCGGATCTCTTTTGTCTGTCCCTCCGCATCGCCTTCGTACTTCCCGGTGTACGCATCCATCTTTCTCGGGTCGCCGTACTCCTTGAACCACTTTATCCGATTCCCGGTCTGGATCATGGCGAAGGCTCTGAACCGCTTCATTACCTTCACCTTCTTTATTTCCCCGTCACGAAGCAGCTCCACTTCTATTTCCACTGGGTCCCTCTGGATAGCCTGCAGCCGGACGTATCTGGAGTCCATGTAGTAGAGCATGGCCAGCTTCCCGTCCAGGAATCGAATGACTTCCATGTATGCATTCCCTGTCACTTCGATGTCTCTGCGAAGTGCTTTTCTCAGTGTGATGAAGGACTGAGACTCGTTTACCTGGTCGAAGAACTGAATGAGCCTCTGCTTCTCCTTCTGCGAAGCGTCGGAGTACTGGCTGTCTGAGGGACCGGAATACATCAGTTCATACCCGAACCCATCGATATTGGCGATCATGGCTTCGATACACTGTGGAAGGATTGCGCTGGACTCGTTGATTGCGTAGAGCTTGATAGGGTCGTACGGAGGCGTGATAAGGCGGTTCCCTTTTACAATGCTGTTTGTGAACCTTCCTTCTTCTGGTTCCTGCCGTGATGACAGGGTACTTATTCCGGCCAGCTTCTTCGTCATCTCCTTCTGCCGCATCTCTGCCATAGCCTTCAGGGATTGCCGCAAAGACTTCGTAGCGGATTCCTTCGGGGTTGCCGGGTTCTGCGGGGTAAGGGTCACGGCTGCCGGCCTCTCAACGACAGCTTTCTTCCTACGATTTCGTTTGCTCATGGAATGCGTCCTCCTTTACAGCCAGCGGAGTCATCTCTCCGAGGTTGTCTCCGATTTCTGCCTCAACCTTCATAGGAACAGTCAGTCTAAATCCAAACGGGTCCGTGTTCACGTGCTCTAGGTTTGCCTTCAGGATCGAGGCGCAGTACTCCACCTTGTCCTCTTTGATCTCGAAGACAAAGGAATCGTGGGTGAACAGGACAGGGGCACATTCATCGGGGTTGATGACAGGTCCGATGTGCGACGCATTCCTATCCATCGCTTGCTTTCCGCCGAGCAGGGTGTAGTCGCTGCTCGGATTTTGAATCTCGAAGTTTATGCCTATTCTCTCCGCTTCCATCCTCATCCAATCGTCC